GACTTCAAGAGCATCCGCTGTTGATGTACCTGCTGAAAAAGTAGCAAAAATAAATACAATACTTATTGCTAACATTGATGGAACAAACGCCGCTGATGTGACAATAGAGGTAAGTATAGACGATGGTTCAAATTATGTTGCCATTGCTAAAACTATTTCTGTTCCAGCAGACGCAACATTATCATTTTTAGAGAATCCGATCTACCTAGATGAAACAGATATTTTAGCAGTTACAGCAAGTGCTGCAAGTGATCTAACTTATTTCGTTTCTTACGAAGAAATTACAGATTAATAACAGATAGGGAGAATCTAATCAGCTATGGCAAACGGCGGACTTATAGGGCCTGTAAAATCTACCACAGATTCAAATACAAAAGTTACAAAAATTACAGCAAGTGGTACTTTTAATAAAAAAAATTGTACTTCACTAACTGCAAATGCAGTTTTAGTTGTAGCAGGAGGTGGAGATTCTAATCAAAGAGGTGGTGGTGGAGCTGGTGGTTTAAGATTAATATCATGTGTTTCTATAGCTGGTCCAGTTGCAGTAACAATTGGTGCTGGAGGAGGTGCAGCAAATGGAGCTAACTCTGTATTTAGTGCGCCAGGAAATACTATTACATCCACAGGTGGTGGAAGAGGAGGAACGTTTGCTAGTAGTAATGGTCCTCCTAAAAATGGTGCGGCTGGCGGATCAGGTGGCGGCGGCGGTGGAAATATAACAGCTTGTATTGGTGCTGGTGGAGCTGGTAATACACCTCCTACAGATCCTTCACAAGGAAACGCAGGAGCACCAGGTTTTACAGATCAAGCTAATTTTACAAATGGTGGCGGCGGTGGTGGCGCTGGTGCAGTTGGAGTTGGCGGTCCATCAACTTCTACAGGACCAAGTGCAGGTGGAGCTGGAGTTGACGTAACTCCAACTTTTGGAGATGCACCACAACCTTTTGGATATATTGCCAATGCTACAGGAAGAGGAGCTACTGCTACTGGTTTTTTTGCTGGAGGTGGAGCTGGATTTAATTGTGCTAATGGTGGTAATAGTGCTGCTGGTGGAACTGGTGGTGGCGGAAGTGGAATATGTGGATCTGGTCAATCAGGTACAGCAAATTCTGGTGGTGGAGCTGGAGCTGGCGGTGGTGGTGCTGGTGGATCAGGAATTGTATTAGTAAAAGAAACTTTTAGATGTGCTTCAGGTGTATGGAATGTTAATGATATTTATGATAATGTAAAAAATTCAACGTGGATAAAAAGAACAGCAACAACAAATTATTTAGTAGCTGGTGGTGGCGGAGGTGGAAACGCTATATATGGTGGAGGCGGTGGAGCTGGTGGTTATAGAGCTACTGGTTTTGGACCAAGTCCTCTTAGAGGATCAGCATTAAGTTTAAGATCAGGTTCTTATACAGTTACAGTTGGAGCAGGTGGAGCTTCCAATACAGGTGGATCAAATTCAATTTTTTCAACAATAACATCAGCAGGTGGTGGTAAAGGTAATTGTGCCGGAGCTTCCGGAGGTGGTGGTCACGGAGATGGTGGATCAGGTGCTTCTGCAAATAACCCTAAATCAGGTAATACCCCCCCAACAGATCCTCCACAAGGTAATAATAGTGGTACAGGTTGGAATGAAAACGTAGTAGCCGCCGGTGGTGGCGGTGGTGGAGCTGGTGGAGTTGGAGGTAATGCTAGCTCTGGTCAAGGGGGAACAGGAGGAGTCGGTGTTCCTAATGCTATTACAGGAAGTGCAGTATCATATAATGGTGGAGGTGGAGGTGGATCAACTACACCAAGTACAGGAGGTAATGCTTCTCCTTGTGGAACAGGTGGAGCTGGAGGTGGAAGCAGTGCAGGAGCAGCAGGAACTACTAATACAGGTGGTGGTGGTGGAGCTGGAGGTGGAGACGGCGGTGGAGCTAGATGTGGAAACGCAGGTGGTTCAGGTATTGTAATTGTAAAAATTCCAGCTGCTTTTACCGTAGCAGCAAGTCCAACACCTGCAAGAGTATTATCTACTCATCCTGATGGAGAACAATTAGTCAAATTTACAGCATCAGGAACATTGACTTTAAGTTAAAATTGCATAATTTACAGTATTAAGAACATTATAAATAGTACTATAAATATAATATAACAACAATAAAAAAGGAAAATTAACAATGGCACATTTTGCAGAGTTAGAATCAAAGACAGACCCGACAGGTTTTACTTCTGATACACATTTAGTTGTAAAAAGAGTAGTAGTTGTCGCAAATGATGAAGTGCCTTCAGATGAACATGCTGATGGCGAAACATGGTGCGTGAACTTCTTTGGTGGCGGAACATGGAAACAAACATCATATAATAACAATTTCAGAAAGATGTATGCAGGTATAGACATGATCTATAATGCTTCTAAAAACAAATTTTTAACACAACAACCTTTTGCTTCATGGGCATTAAATGATGATGACGATTGGAAATCACCAATCACTTATCCATCAGTAGTTGATGATGGTGAAGATACACCTTCATGGTTTTACACTATTTCATGGAACGAAACAAAATACAACGCTGACAACAATACAGGTTGGGAAGCTACTAAATCTAATGATGACGCAGAAACTAAAACAGTCTATGATTGGAATGGCTCAGCTTGGGCATAGGAAACTTAAATGGCTAGAACAAACGGTGGATTAGTCGGTAAAAGAAACGTAACTTCTTTTGGGAAGTGTAAAGTTACTACGTTTACATCATCAGGAAATATCTGTACAACTTCAACAACTAGAGTTGTTCACGCTAAAATTTTAGCAGGAGGATCTGGTGGAAATGCTGGAAACGTTTCTAACGGTGGTGGTGGAGGTGGAGCTGGTGGTTATATATGCGAACACATTACAGTTTGTGCTTCTACACAATATTCAATGGTTGTTGGTGGTGGAGGTGCTAAAGGAGCACACCCAACAAGTCCTGCAAGTGGTGCTGCTGCTTTTGCTGCAGCAGGAGTTAATTCAACAGGTTTTGGTAAAACAGCTACAGGTGCTCCAACACATACAGCTGATGCTCCTGGTCCATCCCCTAGAGTTAGGGTAGCTGGTCCTTCAGGTGCCCCTCAATCTAATGCTGGTGGAAGTGCATCCTGTAGAGGTGGTGGAGGTGGTGGCGGTGCAGGCGCTGTTGGAGGTGATTCTCCAGGAAATAGTGTTGGTGGTGCTGGTGGTGCTGGTTGGACAAGTCCAGTTGATTGTACTTTACACGGCGGTGGCGGTGGAGGTGGCAGTTGGGAAGCTAGTTCTGGTCAAGGAGCAGGTGCTGCAGGTCCAGGCGGTGGTGCTGCTGGTGGTGCTGGAACAGCAAATGCTGGAGCAAACGCAGATGCCAATAAAGGTGGCGGTGGCGGTGGTGGCGCTGGTGATTGTGGAGTTTCTAATACAACTTCTGCTGGAGGTAATGGTGGATCAGGTAGAGTTGTCGTAAAAGAATTAAACAAAGCAAGTGGTGTATGGAATTTAAGAAGTCAATTTGCAGCTAGAAAACAAGGAACATGGCCTGATGGATCAGTTGATTTAGGTGTAAATTTAAATTACTTAGTAGTTGCTGGCGGTGGAGCTGGAGGTAGTGCTTCACCTGGTGGTGGACATGGAGGTGGTGGTGCAGGTGGTTATAGAACCTCTGGTTATGGACCAAGTCCTTTAAGAGGATCAGCATTATCAGGTTTAACAACAGGAGATTATACAATAACAGTTGGATCTGGAGGTGCTTTATCTCCCTCTGCTCCTGGAAGAAAAGGAAACGATTCAGTTTTTTCAACTATAACGTCAACAGGTGGAGGTGGTGGAGCACATGGAGGTGAAAATCCAGCTGGTGCTTGTTCGCAAGGTGGATCAGGTGGATCAGGAGGTGGTTCTTCTTTTAGTCCAGCAGCACCATTTATTGCAGGGGGAACAGGTAATACTCCTCCTACTAGTCCAGCTCAAGGTAATAATGGTGGTGCGGGAGGTCTTTTACAATATGGTGCAGGTGCTGCAGGTGGAGGTGGTGCTGGCGCTGTTGGATCTCCAGGTAATCAAAGTCCTACTCCGACTTCAAATGGCGATAGAGGAGGTGATGGAGGTGCTGGAGCACCAAACGCAATTTTAGGACCAGATAGTTCTTATGCTGGTGGAGGTGGAGGTGGAGGTTTTATAGGAGCAAATCCTGGAAATTTATGTGGAGTATATGGTGAAGGTGGTTCTGGTGGTGGAGGAGATGGTTTTGGGTCTAATCCTGGATTAAGTCATTCATCTACAGCTGGAGGAGTTAATCTTGGTGGTGGAGGTGGTGGTGGATATTCAGCTGAATCTGGACAAGGATCAATAGGCGGTTCAGGTATAGTAGTTGTTAGAGGACCAAGTGCTGTTGCATTTAGTGGTGGACCTTGTGCTGCAACTACATTTTCAACTCACCCAGGTGGTGATAAAATTGCTAAATTTACTGCTACTGGTACATTAACTATTGCATTAGCGTAATAATACGCTTTACAAAGTATTATAAATATGATATAATACACAATGATAATAAAAGAAGGTGATCTCAAATGAATTTAACAAACTATTATTGGTACTTTAAATCAGCAATCCCAGAACATATCTGTGATGACATTGTAAAATATGGTCATCAACTTCAAGATCAAATGGCTGTTACTGGTGGATTTGGTGATGTCAAAAAATTAAATGCAAAACAAACAAAAGATTTAAAAAAGAAAAGAAATTCAGATATTGTTTGGATGAGTGATAGATGGATATATAAAGAAATACAACCTTATATTCATACGGCAAATCAAAGTGCAGGTTGGAATTTTCAATGGGATCATTCTGAAGCTTGTCAATTCACAAAATATAAAAAAGGTCAATACTATGATTGGCATTGTGACGGATGGGATCAACCATACAATAAACCAGAAGAACCTAATTCACATGGTAAGATAAGAAAATTATCTGTAACCGTAACTCTATCTGACCCTAAAGATTATAAGGGCGGTGAACTAGAATTTGATTTTAGAAATCTTGATCCTGATAAAAATCGTAACACACATAAATGTACTGAGATATTACCTAAAGGTTCTTTAGTAGTGTTTCCTGGATTTGTGTGGCATAGAGTTTGTCCAGTGAAAAGTGGTGAAAGAAACAGTTTAGTTATTTGGAATCTAGGATATCCATACAAATAGGAGTATTATGAAAAAGAAAAAAAGAAAAAATATAAAGAAAAAAAAACAAAAGTTAAGTTTTCCTCAACAATTAGCAAGAGAAGACTTATTTAAATGTCCTATATGGTTTGCAAAAGAACCTGGTTTTGTAGATAGTTTAAACAAAGCTTCTGACGCATATATTGAAGAATCTAAAAAATTATTAAAAAAAGATATAGATAAAAGAAATAAAAAGTTTGGCGATAAGGGTGATATGGGTCATGTATTTCATTCAACATCTTTAGTTGGAGATCCTGCATTTAAAGAATTGCAAGATTACATTGGTGCAACCTCACATAATCTATTAGTAGAAATGGGTTATGATCTAAAAGACTATGCAATATTTACCACAGAAATGTGGGTACAAGAGTTTGCTAAGAAAGGTGGTGGACATCACACATTACATACTCATTGGAATGGACATATATCAGGCTTCTATTTTTTAAAAGCAAGTGAAAAAACATCACTACCTTTATTTGAAGATCCTAGACCAGGCAATCTTATGAATAGTTTACCAGAATTAGATAAAACAAAAGTATCTTATGCTTCAACAGCAATAAACTATAAAGTAGAACCAGGCTCAATGTTGTTTTTTCCTTCATATATGCCACATCAATACATAGTTGATATGGGTTATGATCCGTTTAGATTTATACATTGGAATTGTCAGGCAATACCAAAGGCGGTTCTAAATGGTTAAACAAAATAAAGATATGAAAAAGGCGTTTATTCAATCTATACTAGGACATTTTAATAAGAACAATAAACCTGATTGGATTAAAAATATGATTAAAAACAAAGTGAAACTGAAAGGAAAAAATGTCATTCAAAAAAAATAAATATACTGTATTAAAAAATATAATATCTAAAGAAGTTGCTGATATGGCATATTCTTATTTTTTAAATAAAAGAAAAGTTGCAAGAGTTTTATTAGATGAAAGATTTATATCACCTTTTACAACTGAATTTGGCGTGTGGAATGATGAACAAGTGCCAAACACTTATTCTCACTATTCTGATATATTAATGGAAACTTTACTAGAGAAAGTTAAACCTACTATGGAGAAACATACAGGTCTAAAATTAAGTCCTACATATTCTTATGCAAGAATCTATAAGAATGGTGATGTACTAGCACGTCATAAAGACAGGTATTCATGTGAGATATCTACTACATTAAATCTAGGGGGTGACTCATGGCCGATATACTTAGATCCAACAGGTAAAAACGGACAGGCAGGTATTAAAGTTGATCTTGAACCTGGTGATATGTTGATATATTCTGGCTGTGAACTAGAACATTGGCGAGAAGAATTTAAAGGTAAAGATTGTGGTCAAGTCTTTCTACACTATAACAAATCATCATCTAAAAGGGCAAAAGAAAATCTATATGACGGAAGACCTTTCATAGGATTGCCTAGTTGGTTTAAAGGATATAAGTTACCTAAGAAATAGTACTATATACTCACTCATCTACTGTTCAAATATCTTATAAATATAAGAAAGATTTAATATATAGGAATTTGACTAATGGCAACAATACAAAACATCACTATTGACCAGGATGCTGATTACACAGAAACTTTA